AACTCTTCGTGCTGAACAGCGGCTTCACGCGCATTTAAGCCGTCAAACAAATCTGACGCTTTTGGTGCTGAAGTAGCCATGTGGCTGAACCCCTTTCGTGGGTTAGGTTGGGTTTTTTTCTAGGTCAATTGCAAGCTCAAGGAAACCCTTGGCAAGCGTCCGATCATCAGTCAACCGTGCCTTGGCGCGATACTGTGCCGCCTTCGTCAGGTTGGTGTTGACCGGTGTGCTACTAGCCGCGCCCATTCGCTTCGGGCCTGTAGGTGCGGCAAGTGCTTTGACCTGCGCCAGTTCTGTCTCCAACGCCTCAACGCGTTCAGAATCAGTGGCCTTTGTCATTTCCTCGCCAACCGTGGTTGTGGGTTGTAGCGTTTTCAACACGTCAGCAACAATGTCGCGAACGTCCGAAATTGTGAGAGCCTTAACCGGCTCAGTGGTGTCCTCAGACTTTTCTTCAGCAGAATAGCCGCCTTCAGCGCATTTGCATTCATCCATAGACTTGTCGCATTTGTCGCACATTTCAACATCTTTGCTGGTGTCTGGTTCGTCAGCCATTTCAATCATTTCTGCTAGTGGTGTTGTTTCGCCTTCTGCGGCTTCACCTTCGTGCCACGACATGAGTGCATGGACTGCAGACAGTAGGCATTGCAGTGAATAGGTTTCGTCAGATCCTTGAGCCATTTCGCCGGCTTCAACTTGTATGAGTGTGGCGAGTGCTTGACGGGCCGCGTCAAATGCACCTTGGTCAAATTTGGTTATGTCGGTAGAAGCAAACTTTTTGGACGTTTCTACAATGTTGTTTGCTTGCATCAACTGTTCCTTTGTTATATTTGCAATTACAGACTTATTGCTCAACACAAATAACGTGCTTTGCAAGTTGGCGGCGTCATAATTTTCTGCATGAGCGTTTTCGGCCCAATGAGATTCACCTGCTAGTTCAAAATGTTGTTCAGGCGTCACGCCACCAGCGTTGCCTTGCATAGAATCATGCACTTCGTGCTGGTCACCAGATTCAGTTGACACAGATCCTGCAGTGTCATGCGACTCAGCCGAACCGCCGCCACCGCCGCTGGCATAACGGCCCTGCTCATCTCGGTCACGTTCGCCGTCCTCTTTCAAAACCTGCTCAACCTGCACCAAACCAGCACCATCAGCCTTCGCCACCATCAGTGTGCAAGCCGGGTTCGCTGGACGGTCAACCAAACTAATCTCAACAATCTGCCCGTCAACAATACGTCCACCAACAGCCTTGTTATCTTTCACAACGCGAGCTTTACGAATGCCAATGCTGAAACCCTTCAACACGCCAGCCTTGCACTTTGCGACAGAACCCGGATCTACAACGTGCGCAGTAATGAAATGTTCAGAACCGTCAGCCTTGTATTCGGTTGCTACACCAGCGGCTGTTGAGCCGTGCTGTTCACGAATGTTGCCCCACTTGAACCATTCCGGCATGGCGGCTTTCAGCCATGCAGGGTCACACACTTGTTCGTCAGAATCCAAAGTGTCGTCAGTGGCTTTGCCATACACCAGTAGTGTGCCGTCAGGTTGCTCATCCATTTTGAGGATGGCGGTGTAAACGGCTGTGTCAGGCGTCAATTTGCTCACGAACAATCCTTTCGGTTGTAACTATTTTGCCAGAAGGCTAGGTTGTTTGTCTATCAGCGCGTTTTGAGTGATGTTTTGTCAACGTTTATAGACTGGCAACAGGTTGCGTAGTCTGCGCAGTCTTGTGTTGGGCATCCAGATCTGCAAGCCACTACGCCAACCTTGAATAGTACAAAGTCAAGTTTCCTGTTGCAGCCGTTATCAAACCAGAAATGTCTGTTCCTGCAACCGTAAAAGTCATTTGTGGCGAAAGAGCCGCAAAACCTTGACCGGCCAAAGACTGAAATGCCAGTTGCGGTGTAGTAACTGGTGCGCCAGTCCACGTTGACACCATACCCACTGCATACATTACGCCAGCAGTCAAAACGGTTGACGAAATGTTGAAATCGTACAGTTGCGTTGTGGTGTAAGGGTTTGATTGCCAACCTGAAATTGCTCCAGCAATAGGCGTAAATTGTGAACTAGAACCAACAGTAAACAAAGCAGACTTTGCTTGAGCGGCGGTGGTGGTCAAAGTTATTGCGCCTGAAAGAGTCGAAACAGTTCCCGAATTTGGAACATCCACAGTGATAGTGAAAGTGCCTGAGTTGTATGCAGTAATTTTTGCGCCAACTCCAACACCAGATCCAGAAACAGTCATACCGACTACCGGCGTGAATGTTGGAACCCACGTGCCGCTTGTGAATTGGATGGTGCTTGCGCCAGAAACACCAACAACAACCGGGTTGCCAGTGTTGACCGTGCTGTAAACGCCTACCGTTTTGACATAGTTGGAGATCTTTGTGACAGTGTAATCTTTTTCTGGCGTAAACAAGTGACCCGTAATAGTGCCGTTGATAATGGGTGCGCTTGTTGAGGCAACAAATTGTCGTGCAGGAATGTCAAGAGTGGTTGCACCTTGATAAAATTTGGCACGTTGTAAAACTACCGTTGAAGCAACATCAGTAATTTTGGATGCACTTAACGTGCTAGAAATACTTGCATCAGTGACAGATCCGGCTGTGGGCGTAGCCGTGACAGTAATGTTAGCCGAACCATCGAAAGCAACACCGTTGATGTTTCTTGCGGTTTGTAGGGCCGTTGCTGTTCCAGCGTTACCTGTCGTGGTTGTGGCGGTGGTTGCGGTAGTGGCGGCAATAGTGCCAGTGAGCTTTGCTCCATCAGTTGCATAGGTCAAAGCACCCCACAGTGTTGTTCCGTCACCAATCTTGAATTTGCCGGTGTCGGTTTCAAAACCAATTTCACCTTGCGCAAGAATAGGTGTTGCACCTGCAACGGTTTGAGCAGTTGTCCAACTTGCGGCTGTGTCCCTGCGCACTTGAATTTGTGTTATTCGTGCCACAACTAACTCCTTGTGTATGTTTTGATGATGTCAACAATTCGGTTGAATGTCCTAGTGGCATAGTACCTATTACCAATTGGTGTTGGGTGGTTATCGCTGTAAATGTATATTGAGCCGTTGCCTGTACCACCAGACCAAGCCGTGCCGTTGACCCATTGTTCAGTCCACGGGTTGACTACTCCAATAACGTTTGTTGCGGAATTAGCCGCCGCCGTGACTGCAGATTCGTTGATTGCTGTGCCTGTGCCAGTTCCCGTAGTGGTTATAGTGTTTGATTGGCGCGTAAACACAATCAACTTTGTGTTAGGTAAACCTGTCAAAAGTTGGCTGTAAGTAGACGCCGCCTGTGTGTACACATTGTTGTATGTAGTGAAATCGTCATTTGTTGTGCCAAAAAACACTACAAGATCGGGTTTGACAGTGTTGATTATTGGGTTAATCCGGCTGGCGTCAGACCAGTTGTTTGGTGGAATTACAGCGATTCCGTTGTAGTACCCCGTGCCGCCCCAAGCATTGACGTAATAGTCAACATTCATCATTTCGCCCAACTGAACAGATAGTTGATCATTCAAATATGCTATTGGGCTATGAGCTGCAACAACTGGAGTTCCTGAAATCCCGGTTGTTCCAGTAGGCGCAGAATACTTAATTGTTGTACCACCAACAGTCGTTGAACCAGTGACTGTGAATGGGCCAGTTGCAGAACTACTTGGGGTGTAGGTAAGACCAGTAACATCTATCTGGTCACCGTCTTTGACAAGTGATGTTCCGCCAGTAATGGTAAGAGTGATTATGTTAGAACCAGAATCATATGTAGCGGCAACTGTACCTTGAGTGTATGCGCCATTAACACCTGAACCACCGTCAAACCACGAACCGCCAAAGAAAACAACTTTCAACAGTTTTTGTTCAACCGGAAAGATGGTGTCTTTGTCGCTTGCCAAACCAATGCCAGCAAAATCGGCGGCCCCAACCATCACCCGGATACGTCGTTGCTTGGCATCTCCTGCAAAACTCACGTTGTAATAGGCAAGCGCACCTGTAACAGAATAGACTGAAGAAGGTTGAGTGGTGACTGGAACACCATCAACCCAAACCCAAATCTGTGCGTATTTGTTTTCATCTGCACGGCTATGACGGACATCAAAATTAGTGCCGTAATGGTCAAACTCCACCCAAAATACGTTGAACGACAGATGGCTTATTGGATCGTTGCGGTAGTACGACACCCCACTGTTTGTGACTACGCTTGGCACCAAACCCCGGTAATAAAACTTGCCAGAATTGTACGCGTACACGGTTGCACCAGAAACAGCACTGTTTGTTACAGTAATGCCTGTGTTGTTAGCGGCAGGAAATGCGTTGATTGGGCCTGTGGCTTTTGCCAAAAATGCGTTGAATTTGGACTTGAGCACTGCTGTGCCCTTGGCGTCATAACTACTAGCCAAAGACACTGCGCCAGTTAAATTGTCAACAGATGAAACACCTGTCGTGATTGCTTGCCACCCAGTGTCGTAGTCCGTGCCAGACTTTTTGACCAACGCATAACCTGTTGAGCCACCTGTTGGGACACCTTGACCATTTGTGCCGTTAGTCCCTGCCTGACCTGTTGCGCCAGTGTCACCCTTTGCGCCCTTGTCGCCCTTGACACCCTGCGCCAAATACTGCCAAGCTCCATTACCATTGTTGGCTGACTGATCCCAATACTTCAATGCGCTCATGCTGAACCACCGTCAATAGCGTTGATGTAGGTCACGTCATTAGGATCGGCCCACAACTGCGACTTGTCTTGCGGTTCAGCCGCAGAAATCTTGACGTTGTTTTGCTGGGTCAACGTCATAGACACCCATTGGCTGGCGGTGGCGTCCCAATACTTCAACGCGGTCATGCAGTGCCCCCCGTGATAGTGCCGTTAACAACAGTCACGCCAGTCATTGTAAATTGAGTGCCAGTTACTGTCGCGTCACGCAAATCTGGAACTGCAGTGACATAAGACAACGCAGACCAACGTTTGCTTCCGTCACCAATTTTGAACTTCGTCGTGTCTGACTCAAACCCAAATTCACCGTTATCAAGAATTGGGTTTGCGGTAGTCCATGCACTAGCAGTTCCGCGGCGCATCCTGACAGACGTTAACTGCGTTGAAGGCGTTCCACCGTCAAACACAGCCACTTGCGCAGACACCGTACTTGTGTCAGCCCACAACTGTAAAATGCTTGGTGCGCTACCTTGAATTGCCACGCCAACGTCGCCAGTAGGGCCTTGCGAGCCTGTCTGCCCGGTAGGGCCTTGCACACCAACGCTACTGACGTCAATGGTGTAAGTGTTTTCAGCCACCTGCACAATAACCGGCGTCAACGTAACATTTATGTCACTCACAACGTCACCTGCGGCGTCACCGTTAGTGCACCTTGAACCAGTCGTGTTACCTGACCACCGCTAGACGTAATTTCAAAGTCATACACCCACCGCCCAAGTGGAAAAGTGTTGGTTTGAGCGTTGGTGAACGTCCAAGTGAAAGATCCGTTGCCCAAACTGATTCCTGCACTATTGGTGAGGGTGACAAACGCGTCAGTTGCGCCATAATCTTTACGCGCTTGGAGCTTTGCCGTGTATGTTCGCAAGTCGTAGCCAACAATGGTGAATGAGAGTGTTTGGTCAGTGCCTTGCGGAATTGTGATGTTGAGCGTTCCCGGCAACATTACAGGCCTGAATAAAGTACCGAAACAGCACCAGCGGCGGTGGCGGCGGCTGAAATGCCGTACAAAGTGTCACCGGCGTGTAGCCAAAGTTGGTATGTTGCACCAGCGGCAATGGAATGACCTTGTGTGGCTACCGTGGCAGACGTTGTGATGCTGGGATCGCCCACAAAAATAGTTGCGCTGTGGTTGTTTTGGATGGATACAGCCGTCAGTTTGTTTACTTGTTGAACAGTGAACATTTTGGTTGCGGTTGTTCCAAGAGCCACGTTCAAGTGTACAAGTGCCATGTTTTCCCCTAAGTCGTTACCTATTTTGCCACAATTCTTGCGTTTATTCTACATTGTCCGGGTTGTCGCTGTCGGTTTGATTGTTTACAGATCCAACTACAACAACATCACCCTTGGTCCAACCAAATTTTCTGTTGTCCATCACTTAGTCCTAATCAAAACGTGGTTGCCATCACTGTCTTTTCCTGCATAAACAAATGATGAATCACGCGGCAACAAAATCTCTTTTTGATCAAATGACTTGTCGCCAGCCAACGAATCCACTGAAATGCCTGTAGTTTCACTTCGGAATGCTGTGCTACCTGCACTGGTTGAGTAAATCACCATTGTGGCGTCATAGCCAGAATACCCTGCCATTTCTTGCGCGAAAGCCAAATCTGTTGTGGTGGACACATATGCGTGATCTTGCAGAATTTCACCCTTCTGCACCCCGTCAAACACGCTAGAATCACAAACCCGATACAGCGGCGTGTTAGTGTCGTAAACACTGTTGGTGAACTCCGACATAGCCATTACAGAATCCAACTGTTCAACCAGCGCGGTTTGTTCCGGCGTCAAATCGTTACCTTCACGCAAAGCGTTATTCAACGCATACGAATCATTCATGTAAGAAATTACCGCATTGCGCTGTTCTTCAGTGGTTTTTTGTAGCATTGCTTCTTGTTTTTGTTCCATTCTTTCAGCAATTGCTTGAGGCGTTCTGCCTGAACTTTGTGGCTGGTTCAGGTAGGCGTCTATTTTTGCCGGGGTGGGCACTTTGAAACTAGCAGAACTGCCTGTTCCAAACCGTCCATTGTCCTCACGTTCGTGCGCATCCTCATCCCAATCTTTCACCACGTCAGCCGTCACGCCCAAATCTAGTGCTGGCGAATACTGCGACACAGGCCCAAGATCGCACATACAATTTGGATGCACCGGTGGTTCAATGTCACCTGACGGAAACTCATCACCATAATTCACAATGACGTTTGCGTTCTCCAAACAATCATCGTCCGGATCTGCAACAAGCCACTGCACCTTCTCCACGCCAGCATCCAAATACTCAGCCACGTTTGCTTGAATTAAAGCTCTGGCAGTTTCAGTTCGCGCAATCACCATAGAACGTGCAGGATCACGCAACACTTGATACACGGCTTGCGACATTTTGTCTGCGCCAAACCCTTGAGCCAACCCAGAAGCCAACTGCGAACCAATTCTGTCTAGCGTGTACGCGTCAATTTCTTTCATAGTGACTTGCGCTTGTTCAAGTAGGGCCTGTAAGCCTTTGGGTGGGTCAACTAGCGCGGCGGCAGCCTCATTACCCGGTTGCCAATGATCCCAAAAGTTTGCATCAAACTGGCCGCCAAGTTTTTCCTGCCCGTCAGCAGATCCGAAAGCCCACCCAGCACCATACATTTGGTCAAGCGCGTTGCCTAGTGGTGCGCTGTTGAGCGTAATGTTGGCGGCTGTCCACGCTTGCGCGGCTTGCCTATCGTCTGCGGAAGGTGCTTTGTTGGCGTTGTGGTCAAGCCACTGATTCGCTATCGTGTCCGGGTTTGCTTGACGTGCCATAGCCTGAAGCACCAGCACATGATTGTGCGCTACCGTTTTTTGCTTTGCCACCTCGCGGCGGCTCACACTTTTTTTAACAAATCACCAGTGACGTGCTTAATCAGGTCAATGTCTTTGTCTTTTGCGGCCCGATTCAACACACCAGCATGGATAGGATCTACAACCAGAAACTCAAAGTCACGTTCAGCAGTACCCTTTTTGACCCACTTCAGGAACGCTTTCACTTCCGCTTCAGCCTCACCCTGCTTGGGTGCAGGTTGTTCAGCCGGCAGTGCAGGTTGTTCAGGTGTTTCAGCCGGCACAAGTTGCGGTTCA